TCCGTGCCGATTGCAAGAGGGTCGCCCGTCCCGAAGGAGTTGACCTGTGGATGAGCATTTGCAAGGTCCAGCAGGGCTTGCTTGATTTTTATCCAAGACATAGTTTTGCAGTTTCAGTATGTTCTTCTTGTGCGCACCCATCGTCAGTAGTCGTTACACGCCCCGAATTGTCCGTAGGGGTAGGGGTAATCCAAGTTACTTATTCCCATCCTTCGGTTGCGGTCCAAGACCATCCCGGTTCGGTAGTTGGTGGCGTTTGGGTAAATCGTGTCAAGAGCAGACGGAGGCGAGTTCCAGAGCGGATAGGAGTTGCGGTTTTCCATTAGGTAGCGAGTTATGCGCTCGGAATACCACTCGGCATCGTTCTTGACCTTATCGGTCAGTCGTGTGATTTCTTCCATGCTCATCTGCGAGGACTCCTCGCTCGTTCTACGGACCATGCCCTTGTTCATATACTTGAATGCAAGGACCATCGGCAACTCGTAGTAAAGCCATTGAATCATAGCCGGCTGGATGTAGTCCTCCAAGAGCGTTTGGTTCAGGGCAGACGTTGAACCGCTGACGACCTGCGTAACCAATTGCCCGTACAACGGAGAGCCAACAATGGGCTGAATCCGCATCTCTTGGACCTTGACAACCGTTGGGCGTATCTGCGTGTAACTGACGTTCTCGTTGATTATCGAGTTGTCGAGCAGCGTTTCTTCGCTTATGAATAGTGCCTTCATGCCTTGGTGATTTTATTGCCTTTACGGATTACCAACTGCTGCTCCCACACGTGCCTGCATTGGGGGCGATTCACTCCGCTCGGTGTGTGATACCAACCGCCTCTCCTGTTCCAAACGGAGTAGCCCATAATAGCACTAATTCCGTCGATGTCGTCCCTCGTATAAACCTTGCCCTGACCAGCCAAGTCAAGCATGACCTTGCAGAACTCACGGCTGGAACCTTTGTCCTTGTTGCTGAACCCTGTGGCCCAAGCGTATTTGTAGCGCACCTCCAAGACTGGCTCTGCGACCTCCTTGACATTCTTGGGCAGGTTCTGCTCGGCAATCTTGTCCACGGCCCTGCTGATTGGGTAGCGGTCCTTGGTGATTAGGTAGGCGACTCGCTTGGCGACCTTGGCCTTGCTGACCCCGAATTCCTTTGCCATTTCTTCAACGCTTGCGTCCCGATTCTTCTTGCGGTAAGCCTCAATCTTCAGGTCCAATTCTTTTTCTTCTTCCCCCAGTTCGGCAAAGGCTAAACGGATGTTTTCGTCGATGTTGGCATCGAACCGCATCGGCTTGGAGTGCATGACGTGGTAGTCGTCTGCATGGCAACCGAACTTACTTGCAACCACCTCCAAGACCTTAAACTCTTCGTCGCCCCATCCGTAATCTTCGTCGTCCTCTTGGCCCCAAGTCGGTTCGCTGAACTCTTGGGCCTGCACTCCGAGCATCGTGTCAATCTCTTGGGCTGATAAGCCAAAGCCTGCTGACAACATTGTCCGAGCCATCTCCAGCGTGATTTTCTCTTGCATATACTGCCTGACAATACGCATCAGGTTTTGGTACTCACGGCCTGACAACTTCTTGATGTTGTCGTTGGATGCCAAGCCTTGCGGTGCAGTAGGTTCAGGGCTGACCTCTACGGCTGCCGTTGCTCCTGCAAGACCCGAACCCTCTGCCTTTGGAGGCAAAGACACCAAGGACCTGATTTCGTTTGCTGACATAGATTCCAAGACCTTGTTAGCAACCAAAGGTGAAAGTGAATTAATAGCCGTGATAACGTCTTGGACGCTTGATTCGGCCTTGGTTTCAATCGGTGGCAAACCTGCTTTCTCACGCAGTTCTGCGGGGGTCATGGCTTGAAGGAGTGCTTGTTCGCTCAACTGCTCATTGATTGGGTTGGTAGGAATCAACTCCATACCTTCCACACCGTTGAAAGACCCCAAGTAGTTTATCATCCTTTCGACCTTCTGCACCCGGTCGTTGACGTAGGTGGCCTTAAACAACTCGTAAGCCTCGACCAATTCGTTGCGTCCACCCAATTGGCCTTCGGTCTTGACTCCGAATAGCATGGGGTTGGTAACACGGTGTGCGATAAAGATTTCTTGCTGGATTGCTTTGTTCAGTATCTCAAACTGCTTGTCCATGTCGCTTGGAGTTAATGGCTCCAGCGTCGGGGCCTTGGCTGCATCGTCGTTGAAGGTTACAACAAAGCGACCAGCATTGTCGGTTCCTGAAAACTTACGCTTGATTTGCCTTTCAATGTCGCCCTGTTCTTCGGGGGTCGGGTTGCCGTTGTTAAAGTTAATCAAGTAACCGCCCCAAAAGTTGTTGCGAAGGTTGTTGTTGTGGAAGTTCGCCACTTGCACGTCTGCCTCAATCCAAGCGTTGCCTCCGATGTATTCGGGCAAAGGATAGTGCTTCACGCCTGCTGCGTAAACACGATAGTAGAACAACTGCTTACCGAGGCGATTCTCCGGGTCGAATGCAGGGATTTTCTCGATGTCCCCGACCTTGGGAAACAACTGCATCATGTCGTCGTTGTACCAATCGGCAACTTGGAACATCTTGTCCTCTTTGTCCACCCTGATTTTCTCAAAGGGAACGTGTTCCATCTTGGCGATGGTCCCAAGTTTGGACCAAGTAACTGCGACCGCAAATCCGTTGAATAACTCCAAGTCCAAGACCAGTTTCTCGGTGATATCGTTTAGGTCCTCGGTACTGGAAAGTCCGTCGAAGAACTTGATGAAGCGGGCCTGCTGCTCCACAGTCAAGTCATCCCCTGCCTGCCATCCTCCGCCCATGATGTAGTTTACCTTGCCGTTGACGATGGCGTTGTGCTTGGACGACCTGCGATAGTTGTCCAGCAGGTAGTAAGGGTACTCGTTGGCAAAGCCGTAGGTGATGTATTTGCCGGAGCGGTTCTCCAGCATGACTGGCACTTTGTGTTCTATCCCAAGCCATTGGGTGAAGTGCTGCGTTGACTTGCTCATAGCGTATGAACTGTAAATGAAAGGGCTGAAATCGTGATACTTCCACCGCTATCGACTGCGTTGACGTAGATGGTGAACTCATCGTTGACCGCACCTTGCAAGACGGTTTCCGTAAATACCGCATGGCCGTCTGAGTGGCTTATTGTAATCTCAGTCATTGACTGGTCGATGGTTGTACCGTTCTTGGCGATGTAAACCTTGATTTGGTTGTTGTTGCCCTGCTGCGCAAGGAGCATGGATGCAGCGATGCGAAGGGTCGCACTTGTTGTGCCTGTGTAGGTGATGGCGGTGGTGGTCCTTGTGAAATTGTAGGTTGACAAAACGCGCGATTTCATCGCACTTGTCAACTTGACCCGTTGCCCTTGCGTCGGGGTAAAGGCCGTGTCGGTGTCGAGGTAAAGGTTCGCAAAGCCCCGTTCCCTGTCAAGCGTTGCGGTATCGGCAAGGTCGTCGAACAAGCCGCCTACACGGGATGCGGTGTTCGCCTGAGCAACGGTTTCGTTGGTGATGGTTAATGCACTCGCTTGGAGTTGGCTTCGTGTTTGTACGCTCATTATGCGAAAGTTGAGTCAAAGGTTAAATCAAAGACACCCTCATCGGATGCATCAAAGACAGTGTAAGTAATTGAATTGGCGTAGGTATTAAAGCCTATCGTTGCGGTTTGTATAAATGCCAAGCCCGTTTCAACGACCGCCAAAGCAGCGGCAACCGTGCTATTGGTATCGTAAACTTCATACTTATACGAGCCTGTTTCAAGCGACCCCACGGCAATCGAAAATTGGTCATAGCGGTTAGTATAGGATGACAGGTTTGCGGATTTCAGCAGGGTGAAATCGGTCGTGGTATTCTTTGCGATGCTTGTGAGTCGCAAGATGTACCTGCTCCCCGTGCTGGCTCGCTCGGTCCAAGTAACCGTTATCGTGTTGGTCGTGTTCGGGTTTAGGTAAAGCATCTGCTTGTAAATGTGCGATGCCCCCGAATTTCACAATTTGCGCCCAATTCGCCTGTATAGTTCGGCTCGTTTCTTGGCGGTTTCAGCCACGTTGAACCGCTTCTTGATGTCGGCCGTGAGGTTGTCAGCCAAGCCCTTACGAAGGTCGGGGTCAAGGATTAACTGCTTGATGTACTTGTACCAGTCCTTGGGCTTATTGTAAGGCACAAGAAACCCGTTCTCTCCGTGCCGAATTACGTCCGTGTATGGGATGGTTTCGGATGCGATGATGGCTTTGTTCATCCACCCTGCCTCGACGACCTTCAACTCGGACTTGAGTTTGTTGAACTTGGTGTCCCTCAATGGTGCAAGGGTTACGTTCACGAAGTTGTAGCCACCGACGTAGGAGTAGATGTCAGCAGCCTGAATGCGTCCGTAGTTCGGGTTATTGCCTTGGTCGCTGATTATCTTCTCGTAGCCCTCATAAACGGGGTTGTTGTCGTTCCACCCTCCGAGGTAGAGGCGGTACTTGCCGTCCAAGTTTGCGTCCCAGCGTAACTTCTGCATACCCTCACGGAGCAACTCCATGTCCTCGCCATGCTGCGCCCCACCGAACCAACCGAACTTGACGAGGTGCTTGTCAGGTTCCTCTTCGGGGTTGGGAATAAATTGCTGATAGGCTTCGTATGGCTCGTTTTGTAGAATGCTCACATTCGCATTTAGAGGCCGTATGCGAGAGGCAAGGTGTTCGGTGGTACAGGTAACCCAATCAGCCAATTTGATGTGCTTACGGATGACCTCTGCGAGTTTGGTTTGGTGATAGTGGCGGTACATGATGTGGCCACTCTCAAGGACCCAGTAATCGTCCAAGTCAAGGATAACTTTGGCCCCGAATTGAGTGAGGGCTTTGTAAACATTTTCGACTTGCTCCATGGTTCCTTGGCACCAAAGCCGGCTGAATAGGAACAGGTCAATGGACTTCAAGCCCTCGTCGCTAATCGTGGTGATATTCTCAACGCAGACGTAATCAAACTCCGGGTAATTGTCGCCCAAATATGCGTTCGGCATTTCGAGGCGGTAGAAACTGCACCCGGTTGGATGGGCGTTGTAAACAATACAAATCTTCATGGCCGTAAAAATAAGAAGGGCAGCCATTGCTGACTGCCCTCCCAAACCTCAGTGATGAAAACCTAAGTCAAAGATACTACGAACCGAGTATCTGCGTAGTCGATGGTGTAAAGACTGTTGATGCGATTAGGAACATCGGGTCAGGCTCCATCCCGGAAAGCGTTATTTCGTAGCCGTTTCGGTCGCCGAATGCAGTACCACTTCCAGCGGTTCCAGCGGTTGCCTCAAGGCCATTTATAGCACCCAGCAACCAGTAACGACTGTTGTTGTCTTG